CCACTGCCCAAACGTCCAAAGGAAGCTATTGTCGCGTAGTTCCGTGTCAAAGCTAGGCGCGTTTTGATCCAGCGGGTAGAACCTGTTAGCTGCGAAACCCATGTACGGGTGCATGTCAGCAAAACTTGCTGCACCCCACCCCGCATCTGCCGGGTCAGGACCCGTGGCCGTGTGTGCGGTGCGAGCATCACAGAGACCCGCCACAAACTTGTCGGAGTCTGCACCTGCTGCACCGTTACTGTAATACCTACCAGACCCCCGAGCGCCATACACTGAAGCCAGCCGCTCATCGCTCATCCACTTGGTAGTCTTAGTCCAATACTCCTCCCAGTCGCTGGCGGTGCCGGGCTGCTTTCCCGTATGAGCGGCGATGCAGCGGTAGTAGTTGCGGTCAAGATCAGCCGTAACCCACACAGTGTCGTCTACGCTGTAGCTAGTGCCGCCTTGCCACTGCACTGTCTTGGCTTTAGAGAGACCCTGATCCCAATACTTGAATAGGAATGTTGTAGCACCACCAGCGGTCTTTGTATCTAGGTAGCCCGGACCAGAAAACGATTTGGGGTACGGGTGAACCTTGGACGTAAACGCAAGGTTTCCGTCGTGCGTCTTCTCGCCTTTATCTACGTGCCCACCGACAGAGCCAGAACAGGTCGAGTCACCGAAAACAAGGAACACCGGAACAGCGTTGGCTCCAAGGTTAATGGTGCCGTCCGCGGTGGATGTAAGGGAAACAGGGTTAGGCATTAGGCTTGGGGTTGCTGGTTAGACGCGACAGCGTTGACAACATTAGGAGCGGCCCTCTCGGCAAGGGCCATCATTTGCGCCTGCTGCTGCTCTTGTTGCAGTTGTTCAGGCGACTTAAGAAGAGCGTCAGCATCAAGGCCAACAGAAGTAAAGATCTGGACTAGCGTTGCTCGCGGGTCCATAGCAGACACTGCCGACTCCGGGCCAAGCACTTGCTGTGCAATGCCTCCTGCCTGCATAAGTTTAGCTGCCATCTGTCCGCGCGTAATTGCATCAAGTCCAGTAGAGACGATAGGAGTAATCTCCTTCGGTAGCTTCGGTACATTTTGGCGGGCCAGCACATCAGCTAGAATGTTATCAACGATAGGTTTCTGCACGTTCTCCGCAAGACTAGAGAACACACCACCAAGACCGTCTTCAAGTTCTTGAATTACAGACCGCACCTCTTCCGCCGTCACTCGCTCAGCCTGACGCTGGAACGTAATGAGGAACGCAAGCTGAAGTCGCTGCTCAATAGCTACGGCTCGCCTTTCAGCGACCGCGAAGTCTGCTCCCTTGTCAAGTCGGAACGCACCCACATCCTCAGGGTTGCCCTGCTTGACCGCTCCGTTAGGTGAGGTCGCCACCGTGCGGGGGTGGATCGCAGCGCCGGGCCGGACAAGGATAAGAGTCTTAGCTGCAACAAGACTCGCCTCAGTCATGCTGCGCGACAGCATTTCTAGGGCCAGTAGATCCCCGTCAAGCTCCTCAACGTAAGAGGAAGCATAGTTCTCACCGCTCACAGCAGTGAACCGGAGAACAATAATAGGAAGCTTCTCCTTAGTGTACATGCGGGGCTGGTTAATAACCTGCCCATCAATTTCCTGATAGAACTTATAGCGACCATCAGGCATCAGCATGGCCCCGGTGTACATGGACACTGAGTCCTCGTCCGAAGTGCCGTACACATCGTCAATGTCAGGGGGACCGTCAGGCAGATCGAACCCCTGCGGCACAAGCTGCGATGCGCGGGTCCGGTCAATCTTCTGGTGGATGATAACTTTAACGACGTTACCTTCCGGGTCCCGCTTGACTACAAACTTACGCAGATCAATAAACTGGATACCCGCACCAGTCTTCAGTACGCAACCGTTACCTGTTACGATAAGATGGCGCATGGCCTCAGCCATGACAGGTCTCCAGCCACCAGTCTCGAACTCGATCCTAGCTGTCTCTTCAATGAGACCTAGGTTCTTATCAATCTGCGCCTGCGTTTCTTGGATACTCTTGACTGCGTTCTCCGGGTTCTTGTTAGCGATCTCCCTCTTGAGGTAGGGGTCAATCGCCAGCCGGAAGAACGGCAGTTGCGTGGGGAACAGGGTCAAACCAATCTTAGCTGATAGGTTGTTGACCCCGCGAGCCCCCACGCTTTGGTAGTTCTGCGGTAGACGGTCACGACCTAGCCCCTCACGCGGAAGAACAGAAGGAATCGTCAGGGTGGCAGAGCGATAAGCTCGCTCCAGAAACTCTGAACGAAATCGTTCTAGGTGCCTATACGTTTCGGCTAGGGATTGCATATTAAGTATTCAGTCCAGGGATTTGGAGCCGGAACCTATTAAGGATGCCGCCACGCTGCGTGTCTACCTGCTCTGCCTTAGCTTCTCCGCGCCTAGCTCTCTTCGCCGTAGGCTGCGGAGCCTGCATCGCGGCTGGAGCGGGCGGCGGCGTCGGCGGCGCTTCGATCTTCGGGGCCAAACACATCGACTGGATTCTCCGGTACAGGAAAAGACTGAGGTTCACCGGACAGTTCCGCAATGTGGCGGATCACTTGCTCCCGTCCCTCTCGGATAGCCATGTTCCACAGGAATTCAAACTGGCTACCGCTTGGGTAAAGGTCACCCGGTGCGGTGTACGGGTACTGCTGTCGCAGCACCTTGACTAGTTGTCGTAGACTGGAATCCCCCACTATACTTCTACCTCCATAAGCCAAGGGCGCGGGACGCCGGGGTCGTCGTGCATAAGGTGGGCCACAGTTGCATTTAATTTAGCCTCATGTTCTTCGTGCCCGCAATGCGCGAACAGCCGTTCGACTTCGTACCACACATCCTCAACTTCATGCGGCTGTACCTCCTCAATGACTTTAACAATATCGTTAAGGAACTTAGCTGATCGCTTCGGACCATACCCAGTACAGCCAAAGTACCCATCAACTCTATCCCCAGAAATAGTCTGAAGCATGTGGTTAAACCTAGCCGCGGCGGGCTGCGTCACAACTGACGGCTCCGGTGCCATGTCGCTTTGCAGGCGGATGAAGCTGCCGGGGACAGAGTAGAAGTCTTTGTCTTGGCTGACGACTGTGCAGTCCCGGCGGGTAGTCATGTTAATTGCAATCAGGTCATCCGCCTCTAGCGTCTCCTCCATCATTGCGCCCTGCTCCTCCAGCAACCAGTCCTTTGTACGTGCATAGCACAAAGGCTTACGGTCTGTACGATTAGACTTGTATGAAGGCAGGACATGGTGCCGCCAGTTTGACCAGCCGCTTAGGTAAACCTCGTAGCTTGTATGCTTAATGGTGTCAAGCATATCTTCAAGCACGCGGGTGTACTTGTCCTTTGCATCATCAAAGGAACTGAACAGTACGTGGTGATCAGGTCCAAACTGTTCTTCAATTTCTACTGCTTTACAGGCGCGGTACAGTAGACCGTCGCCATCAATGAGGAGAGTCGTCATAGTTTCTTAAGATCGTGGAGCATTCGAGTCAATGATTCCTTTGCGTGCGGGCGGGGTTCAAAGCGTGCGTTGATTAGCAGCGCAGCCTGTGCTTGTTTCTCACGAAGGTGCGGCAGTAGCTGCTTGCACACGTTAATTGCAGAGTCGCCGTAGACATACCACTCAAACATTTGGCGGCGTTCTCCATCTCCCACGCCCCGGTCGCGCACAGTTCCTCCGAACTGGTCGCGCAGCCTATTCAGTGAGGGGAGGTGTGTGTTACTTGCATAGACTCGCGGACTATTACGGTGCATGGTGAAGCAACCTTCACCGTCAAGGAACCCAGCGTAGTAACGTGCGGTACTCTTATTCATCAGTGCGTCTCTAGCCAAGAGTTACCTGTCTTCACCTCGCAGCGTAGGGGCACGCGCAAGTTAAGCGCATCCCCGACACGCTTAAAGGATTCCTCAAAGGCTTGGGTAAAGATAGACACATGCTCAGACTTGATGCTCCCTTGCACCTCGTCGTGTACATGCAGACATGGAATGTAATCCTGTCCCCACTTTAGTCCTCGTTTCTCAAGCTCCTGCCTCAGGAATATAAACTGCCAGCGCATGACTACTGCGCCAGCAGACTGAAGCAAGCTGTTCAGTGCGCTGTGCTTTGCGCGGGTGGCTACCCGCCTACCGTCCAGTGACTTGACTGCACCCTGCCGCCCGCGGAAGTGCTCGATCTCCCGCAGCAGTGGCTTCATGCCTTCGATCTTAGCTGCGAAGCTGGCACGAATCAGGCGACCACGGCGATAGTCACCCCCACCTAGACGGCCAAGGTGATCGTCACCAGCCCCATACAGCCACGCGTATTCAATTGTTTTGGTTTCCGGCCTGCTTACTTCAATGCCTACGGAATGCAGGATCTCCATAAACATAGAGTGGATGTCACCTGAATCGACGATCGCAGCGTAGCGACCACCGTCCCATCGCCCAAGGTAGTGGGCCAGCATCCGCTGCTCCAGACCAGACGCATCGCCGCCGATCAGCAGCATACCCGGCTCAGGCTTAAAGAGGCTGCGGATCTCCTTACCCCACGGCTTGCGTACACTGGTCGGGTTGCCAAGGTTGGGGCGCGAATGGCTACAGCGGTGGGTAATAGTACCGATGTGCATGGTCCGCGCATGGATGCGGCCATCCTTAACTAGGTTAAGATAGCTACCCCTTCCCTCTTCAAGGATACCGATGCGTGCATTAACAATGTACAACTCTGCTGCCCACTTGGCTTCTTCGTACATGTCTGCTAGTTGCAGCATGATCTCTTCCACCATCGCAGGCCGCTGCTTCCCATCATCAGTAAACTGTGAAGGGACCCAGCCATACTTAGATTGTAGACGCCGCGCAAGCTCCAGCCTTGAGCCGGGGTTGAACGGCTCCTCCCGGTAGTCTACCAGTTGGCCTTCTGAATTACGGCGCTGCGCTCGTTTACCTGTACGCTTGTTGATCGCGTACAGAATCTTCTTAGGCGGGAACGCCTTGGCAAGCTTAGCCTCTAGCTTTAACTTGCGTGGGTACAGTTGGGCCAGCAGGTCCTCGGCCCCGTCTACGTCGAAGCATACCCCCTGCTTACCTAGCGCCTCCATCTCAATCGAGAACGCCTGTTCGAGTTGAAGAGTAGTGAAGCCGTCCGCTTGAAATCGAGGCAGTCTAGGCTCCAAGTGTTTATACAAGGCAAGCGTGACTACCACATCTTGCTTACCATACACCAGCATCTCTTCATCTAGCTTGAGGAAGTCACCAGTGTAGTCACCCTTAGCTACTTCAAGTCTGTGTCCCCAGGCTCCGAGGCTGTGGCTTCCGGTGTGCCTTGCACACTCATGTCCTTTAGGCCAGCGAGAATAGTCTTTCTCGCGGAGGTCACTGTAGACAAGTCTTGAAGCGACGAGAGTATCAACCAACTCCGCGCTGTGTTTGAATCCACAGATCCATTCGAGGCGCGGCAAGTCAAAGCCTTGAATGTTGTGGCCGACAAGTTTCTTAGCTGACGCGAGACGTTGCAGCCCGTCTTCAATCGTACCAGTTCGTTCCAACTCAGGGTTGTCGTGGTACGCGCAGACTTTCTCTTCTTCATGTAGATCAATAAGAGTAATAAGCCAGAGGTGATCCGCCTCAGGTAGAGGAGTCGTCTCGATGTCGAAGATGATAGTCGAGTTTAGTTCGGATGTCATCGGCTGCTTCGCTTGGCGTCCCTTCATTTTCGATAGTGTAGTCTACGTACTTAAGTAGTTCAGTTGTGTTGCGTTCGCTGGCATGGTCGTTAACTGGACCAGAACCAGTGCGGCTCACGCCGAAGATAACACCACCGAAATTCCTGCGGACAAACGCAAGCTCATTCTCATATCGGATATCAGTGAAGACAGCATTCATCGGAACGCCAGCATTGTTTAGCTTGTTAATCCAATAGTCCTTATCTACCTCCCGCATGAACTGCCCGAGGTTCTGCAACTTCTCCCTAGTGTGGAATGAGTTGTCTCGCTTGTTGCGCTCCAGAACCCACAGGCTTTTCTGGTAGTGGGGGTCAAGCTCAAGCAACAGTTCCTTTACTGCGTCACCAAAAGCAAACCGTTGGTAGCCATACTTGTCGCATAGCTCTGCGGCAAGAGTATCCTTACCCGTATTCGGGTAGCCGACTAAGCCAACTACTGTCATTGCATGTCTGCCTCAGTGAAGTCATGCACTGACTGTAGTCTACCCGTCTCCATGTCAAACGACAGGTGACCCGCGGGTCCGGTTCGTCCAGAGTAGCGGTTCTTAAGTACACGCAGTGTGGAAATGTGGCGCTCCGTCTCGTCCGTCGCTTGCTGGTCACGCTCCAATCCAATCACCATGTCGCTAAGCTGGGCCAGCGCAGCCGAGCCACGCAGTTGAGACAGTGACACCATCGCCCCGTCTTCGTGCCCCTTACCTTGCGGTCGCTTCAGGTGGCTAACGAGGAACAGAGCAATGCCAGTCTCTTCCACAATCTTACGCAGCCGAGTCATGAGCGAGTCGATAGCCTTACGCTCATCGTCCACATCCATTGCGGATATAACAATACTAACGTGGTCCAGTACAATCACCTTAGTATCCAGACCCTTGGCAATGTAACGCAACAGCGCACACAGTTCGTCCGGGTCAGACCACGCGAACCCATCGAACACATAAAGCTTGTCGCCCCACTCCTTATGTGCAGCCTCGACAGCCTGTCTACTTTCATCGGAGTGGTCAGTGATGAGGGGCCTGCCAGCGTGGACAGTATAGATGCCGCGCACCGTCCGGTACGGATCCGCTTCGAGGGCTATGACTGCTACACTTTCCTCTTGCTTTAGACAGTGCGCGGCAATTTCATTACACAGTGTACTCTTACCTACGCCGGAACCAGCACACAACATTACTAGTTCACGGAACCGGATGCCTCCGGTCAGTTCGTTCAGATCATCGTAAGGGTACGGGCCAAGCTCAGCCACGTGGCGCTCAGTTGCCCGGCGCAGTAGCTCGTCACCATGCAGCAGGCTATCAGGTGTCCAGCGTGGGGCATCCCAAATAGCTCGATAAAGCTCGTCCCCTCGGTGGGCCTTGAGCATCTCGCATGGATCCTTGAGGGGCAGGCGAGCCACGCGCAGTCGGCCCGGCTCGATCAGGTCACGGCAGTCAGCCACTGCCTGCCGCCCCGCCTCGTCCTCGTCGAAGCAGAATACTACCTGCTCAAAGTTCTGAATCCATTTCAGATCTTTCTTAATGTACTTGCGTGCTTGCTGTGCGCCGTGCGGGACAGACACAACAGGGTACTTGTTACCAAAGACCTGACTAACGGCAAGCGTGTCAAGCTCACCCTCAGTGATAATTAGAATACGGTTCGCAGAACGAACGCGAGACTTACCCCAAAGACCGATAGCAGAACTATCACCGAGGGTACGAAAATCTTTTTTGCCTGTCTCAGGGTCTGCGAAGCGTAGCTTCTGAGCAACGACAGTACCTGTCGCATCCTCGAACGATGCAACCTGCACCTCCTTACCCTTCCAAACAGCGAAGCCGTAGCCATAACGTTCACAAGTTTTCTTTTCAATTCGTCTACTCCCAATCGGTCTGATGTCTACGCCAGAAATAAGCTTGCTCGTAGCGATAGGCATGAAGTCGTTCTCCGTTTGCTTAGTGTAACCAGTGCCTCCGGCGTGAGCCCCACACGAAAAGCAGTGACCCCCACCGCTGTCGTCAGTAGCCCAGCCTCGTCGCGCCCCGCAGTGGGGGCATGTCTCACGTTTGTTTTTTAAAGCCATAGTGTGCAATAGCTAGTGCGTCAGCCATGCCGTCGTGCGGCTTCTTGCTTCGCGGAGTTGCAAGCAAGTTAACAGTAGGGTACTGATGCCGTAGGAAAGCAATCGTACCTAACTTGTCGTGCTCGTAGTTAGCACCAAGCACGATCTTCTTCCAAGTCCGGGGAACTACGAGGATGTAGTCAGCAGACATAGCCCCAAGTATCCCAAGCAGTCCACCGTAGTTAGCCCCGAACTTAAACGTGGAGCTAACGCCTTGCCCAGTGAAGGCGTGAACCTTTTCAATTACAACTGTCGTCTTCTTGGCAGGTTCCCAATGGCTGAGGAGGCGGTACACTTTGTTCCAATCAATAGGCGTACCGTAGTGCGCCGCCTCCTCGGCGTCATGTCTTGGCATCGGCCACACATCAATAGATCCCGGCGTGATTCGTGCTAACCCACCACGCTGGCCGGGGTCGATGCCAATGTAATTCAATCCCCGAAGTCGGACAGCGCCGCCTCGTCTGCGTCCATGACGTAACCATCAGCGGTCACGCCAGAGAAGTCCTCAATCGGAGACGACTCACGCCAGACAGGATTGTGGATCTGCACAGCACGCAGCGCCCACGTGATTCCAAAGATGCCAGACATGTAGTAAGCCTTAGCATCAAAGCTCACAACCATTTCAGTCCCCCGACCTAGGCGAGTAGTCTTATCGACAGGCAGGCGGTTACCCTGCGTGTCAACTACAGGCACATCAACAGGGAACAGACGCCCGTCCTTCTGCTTGCGGTGTGCTTTAGTATTGAACTTGAAGAGGAGGTTACCAGTTTCATTACCGTCGCGGTCCTCTTCGTTCTTCATTGGAATCAGAGGCTCACGGCGTTGCAGTTTCTTTTTACCGGAGGCGTCGAGGTACTCTTGGTAAAGCTCCTCAGCCATAGCTTCCATAGTAATACGGAAGTCAGTAACTTCGTCAGGGTCTGCTGATAGCGACACACTGTATCCACCCTCCTTGTCGTCTGAGTTATAGAACTTAGGTTCACCCAGCGTCAGGTAGAACGCGCGAAGTTTAGGAGTGAAGAGTTTCTGTCGTTGAACGTAGATGCGGCCAGCCATGCTATGCGAAGAAGTAAGTTGATGCGGTGAGTTGGTTGATGTCAAGACTACCCGGCAGCGGTGCATCAGGTAGCTGTGTACTAGGAGCTAGTGTAGTTTGCACTTCGTGCTTAAGCTTTGCAAGCAAGTCGTCACTAAAAATTTCACGATAGACATTTCGTAGACAACGATTCATTTGCGGAATGTAGTGAGCGTGACACCCGAAGCTATCATGAATCATCATGAAGTCCGTAACGCCTAGCTCAGCCATCTTGTTTACAGTAAGAGTAGCGGCGGCGGCATCAAGTGAGTGGATGTAGTTAGGACAGAAACCGTTGGCTGACTTACGGCGATCAACCTGATCGCTCCAGTCCCGCAGGTACACCTTTACTTTACGTTGCGCCTGCACCTCAACCGTGCGAGCCGTTGACTTACAGTAGTTCTGTTTGATGCGGAGGCCAGTCGGTGCCGTCCAAGTTAGATGAACGTTCTGCTTGCTGGCTTCGTCCGCTAGTTCTCTCATCCACGCCATCGCTTGGCTTGCCGCAGAAACCGTTAACGAAAGTGCCTCCGAAATTTTTTGGGCCAAAAAATACGTGGCCTTGTAGGTGGAGCGTGGCGGGAAGGGTGCCGGGTCGAGCCGCTGGTTGCGGACAATATCGTAGTACCATTCACTGACGTAGTGCTGCCTGCTGTACATCGTTGATGAGTACACATCAGTCATGACTACTTTCTTTGTAGCTTTGCGCGGTAGGCTACCGTTGCATAGGTTGAGCCAAGCGACAGCTAGATCCTTATTCTTGCTGTTGCTGCCTGCTACCTGCCGCAGTAGCTCGGTCGTCCGGTCAGCCACGTCTTGGTAGATATCACTCGGCTGATCCTGCGCTACAATATTAGTAGCCTTACCGCCCACCGGGTCACGCAGTAGTAGGCTGTAGATCTGAAGCCCGTTGTTACTACCATCAACAGAGATAGGCAGGCGGCTCAGGTGCCCCGGCTGCGGGTTGGCAAGGAAGGGCGCTGCTTCAAGACACCACGATAGGAACAGCCACGGCTTGTCGGCTGAAGTCCACCACCTATTCTCAATAGGATCGTTGTATACCTCTTGGATCTTACTCTTGTTCTGGATGCACCACCGCACCCGCTCGCGCAGGCTAACCTTATCGTAGCCGTAGCAGTTGGCACCATGAGCTAAGTACCAGTCCGCTGCTTCTTTTGTTTCAAGGGGGAGTGACTTCGAGAAGCAACACAGTGCTCGCTGAATGTCATCGCCTTGATAGTTGAGCGCCGAGGTAGTCGGATAGATGCGGCCACGAAAGTCAATGCCATGAACAAGGCAATGATAATCTCTTTTGGAATAGAAGTCCGCAAGGAACAGCAGCCTGCCGTACTGCGCCCGGCGCATATCCCAATCTTGGATATCCCGGTGGTACTGGCGCATGGCGTTGGCGTAGTGTCGCCAGTCTGCGCCGCCTGCCTCACGCACATCGTCGCCGGGATAGGTTGGCTTGCTCGGCGGCTCGCTCGTCGGTAGCTCAAGGCTATCGTCGAGCCAGCCCGCAGTCACGGCTTCGCGCAGCACCTCCAGCACATCGGTATTCACTACCCACTTCGTTCGTTGAAGTGTGTTAATAGCAGAGAACACAGGAGCGCAGTCGCTATCCTTCATTGCTTCTAGTTGCGATGAAGCATAGGTGCTCATGATCGGACGGCGGTACGCTGCGTTATCGTAGAATCCACCATCGTACATACCAGTCCAGTCATTTAACTCAGAGACAGGTAGATGTAGTGGAGTAACCTCAGTGTATAGTTCTTCGATACGCTCGATCTGTTTGGAGAACTCCAGCGTAAACCGTAGGTACGATTTGTTTTTGTTTCGCCCGCGCTGTTGGAAGTCAGTGATCTGGTTTACTTCAAACACATCCGGGCAAGAGGATAGCAGTAGCTCAAGGAGCACAGTGCCTGCAACGTCTGCCTCCTCCTTAGTAATAACATCTTGATACGGCTCGTCTGCTGTTAGCCTGATGTTACTTAGAAGCTTTTCGAAATCAGCACGGCTCTTACGTTTCACATCATTCAAGTATCCCTTGACTGATGCGAACATCTTAGGATTAGCTACGGCGTGAGCAGTGAGCCGCAAGTGGCTATGAATATTCTGCCCGATCTTCCTGCGTAGCTCAGTAACACGGTGCGTCCGCTCACTAGCGATAGCGTTGACCGCTGTCTCGATGCTAATGGCGGACGCACTGTGCGGCGATAGTTTAGACAGAACTTCTTGAGCCCGCTGCCTAGGGCTAACACCCGTCTTGCGGCGAAGTGTCTTAGCTTTGAGGTAGGCTTGAATAGAAATGATATGGCGTCGGCTAATCTCTTTGATGATAGCTGCGCCGGGACCAGTGGACGAGAACTGCCCACTGGTCTTCATCTTCTCTAACCTACCACGCCCATCGACACAGCGCATGTCGTAGGCCAGTTGATAGATGTCACGGTCTACCTCAGAGTAAGTCAAATAACCTCCTTCACCTTCTCAAAATCCTCATCCATAACGTGGGCATACTGCATCGTAGTCTGAATGTTTGTGTGACCTAGCACACGCTGCACTACGTGGATGGGTACACCGTTACGCAGTAGCTTAGTTGCATAGCTGTGTCGTAGCTGGTACGGGGTCAGGTCCGATCCAATCTCTTGACGGACGGCGGTGTTCCACACTGTACGCAGGTTACTAACTTCTCTAGGTAGGAACAGGTGATCGTCTTTAGTTAGATGATTGAAGTCGATGTGATGGATAAGAGCAGTAGACAGATGCAGGTTCAGCGGGCACTTACGTTTAATCTCATAGCCACCCTTCTTGGCGGATACCGTCAACGTACCGCGCAAGGTGTCGAGGTCGCGCCGTCGTAGCTGCAACAGTTCGGAGCCGAAGCCGCGGAGACCTAAGCCACTAACAAGATCAAACATAAGTAGCAGAGTTGCGTCATGCCGCTCATAGATAGAACGAATCTGTTTGATCTGATCTTCGGGAATGATGTCCCGGCGCAGCACTTGAACCCGCGGCGGGTCCACGAATAGTTGCGAGTCTAGCTCGCCGTAGCGTTGGCCTGTTCTTACCATAGATTTAAATACATTAGCGACACGGCGTGCCGTTGTTGGGTTTTGCCAGAGGCGTTGGATAAGCAGAACACAGTCGTCGATAGCACGCTGGTCTACTACACTTGGATTAAACTTACCGAGGATCTTAGTCATCTGCGAGTGCATCGAGCACTGATGATCTGATCTCCTCCACTTTGTTTCGACTGCTAGTTGCAGTGCTTTCTCAAGGGGTTTCATTTTGGATAGTTACATTTTCTAGTATCCATCGGCACCATAGGAAGATCTTCCGTGCCTCTTCTTCAGAGTCAAAGTAACCAAGGGATACAGTCTCACCGCTGCGGGTAATGGTGGAGTGCCACATACCCGCAGCTTTGTCATAGTAGTAGTTACTCTTAAGACTTGAACGCGCCATACAAAGTCTTAAAGAACCACAGCAGCACAGCTAGATATAAGACAGAGAACACAATCTCAAACATCGTGCTTGTACCTCCGCTCATCTTCTTCTACTTCCCACCGTTCCCATTCAGTACAAGCGTAGGTATCGCAAGCAACACGTAGCTCCTCCGCGGTTACCGGGAACGGTAGATCATGGTCATCCCGCCAGCCTTTAACGTGGCGGGTAGCGCACTCGAACAGATCATCATCTGATTTATGTTCGGGGTGGTCAGCGCGTAGCATCGGCAGGTTAACAGATGCGTGCCTCAGTAGTGCCATCAAACGTGCCACTACTACCTCGTTGTATTGCTTAACCACGGCGGCGGAAGACCGGGCGCAGCGGGTGGCAGGGCTGGACTAGATCACAGTCTACCGCGTTAGCGATATGCTTCATGATCTTATTGGCGGTCCAGCTATCATGCGCCGCCCAGATGTGTGAGGTTTTCAGTAGCTGTTTAACTGTGTGCTCCTCGCTGATGGTTAGTTCAGGAGTATCAATGTGCATGGTCAGGGGTTGGGTAGTCATAGTTATTTCTCCTCGTTCCAGAAGTCGTTGATGATTTCGTCAGGTGCATTGAGTAGCACCATTTCATTTAGAGTGTGAGCAACACGGAGCAGGTCGCGCCGCGTGCATCGGTTCATAACAAAGTTTCTATAGGTGATAAGCAGTCTACGTTTATCTTTGTTGCTTAGCTTGCGGATGTCGGGGACGACCGCATCTACGAAGCCTAGCATATCGAATGGCTTGGCTTCAAGACCAAAGTCAAAACGCGGACGCGGCTCGGCTTCATCGTGCATCGTAATACTTGCGGTGTTCAAAGACTCGACAGTACAAACACAGTTGAACTATCTCACCGTCTAGCTCTACCTCCTCGACAAAGCTGGGGAGGCGCTCCATTACGATAGCGTACTGCTTCTCGCACTGCTCGCAATAGTCAGTCGGCACTTTCTTGTCCCCGTTTCTCGTCGGGTTGGAAGATGAATTCAATGAGTACATGGCTGATTGATTCTAGTTCTGAGTCGTTGAAGTTTGCGTAGTTAATAAGGTACGGGTCGAGACGTTCGGACAGGAACTCACTTTCGTCGATAAGATCACGAAGGGGAACCTGCATTCGGACTGCATCTTTCATATCAGTTTTTGCGGGGAGAGGTAACAGAGCCAAGCATCTGGCGCAGCGGACCCGGACCATCACCAGCCCACGCTCGCATACCAGTGTCTTCAATCTCAAAGCCAAGCACACGCTCGGCTTCTTCTTTACAGTGATTATAGAATAGGTTCATGAGTAGCTCGGCACCCGTGTCAGGGTCAGGGCCTAGCCACAGTTCAAAGTATTTTACTCCTCGTTTCGTTTTTGATTCGATGTTGCTGAAGCCCCACTGTTGAAGAACCTTAGGAGTAAGGTAGAAGATAAGGGACGAAGGGATCTGAACGCTTTCGCTTTGTTTAGTCATGGTTAGTAGTAGTAGTTTTCCGAATGATAAGTGCGAGGGGTGAGATAGAACTACCGCACTCCGTTGCAGGGTACTCACACCAGATGTGAGTAGTACCCATCCAGGCATTACGTCTTCCGCCCACCAAGAACTGATCTCCCTTTTGAATCTCGCCCGCCTCAATGACAGAGAAACCATCAGGTATAACCACCTCGACATCACGTACTTTGGTTTTGATAATCATAGTTAGTACCGAACTACACCCGTTCGGTGAGGGTGGAAGGTGCCGGGTACTAGGCCCCCGGCGGGGCACGTGACTCAGCTAGACAGGGCGAGACTCATCTGCTCTTGCAGTTGAGCCTTACGCTTACTGTTAACAGAGCGTGGATCGAATCGCTGAGAGGCACGGTCCACGACCTTAGGCATGTCGAAGTCCATGTACTCAGTGACCGCATTCCACACACCGTAAGCAGTACCCTTAGTTGCACTGGTCTGGCAGGTCTTGGAGTTTAGCACGCGGCTAATCTCCTGACCGAAGGCCATCTTAGCACGTAGCCAGCGGGTCTTCTTCTTATCGTCGGCATCCTTAGCAGGCTCAGGGCGCAGCAGGCTGAATGAATCGTTAACCAATCCGTTCAGTTCCTTGCCAGTAAGATTCTTCCAGCCAGCCATGCGGCGGCAGAATTCCTCGAACTCTTGGCGCTCCTGATTACCTGCCTTGAAGGAGTCAGCAAACAGATCAAGTCGGAAGCTTAGCGAACCAGTATGTTTAGCAGTGAACAGTGAGCCACCCTTACGGGCCTCGCCAACCATCTGCGTATACATGTTGTCGCATTCAGGACGACGGGCGGAACCGAAGACTTCGATACCTTTACCGCCGTGACCTGCTCCGAAGTTCTGATTAAACTCCATCTTATCGCCGTCGATATTGAACCCGCCAACACGGAAGCTAAGGAAGCCACGCTTACCATTGGCAAGCGAGACCAGAGCATCGGGGTCAGCGAAGTCGTAGTGCTCAATGATTCTTTCAGCAAAGTCCAGTAGCTCGACGTACTGGAACACTTCGTAACGATCACCGACAGTAGCATAGTAGTTATGCGAACCGTCATCGTTAGAACGAACCAGACCGTACTCGTTACCAGCGCGTTGCCCGTTAGACAGGAACAGTTCCTGTTTCTCTACCTCAAAGTTGAGGCCAGACAAAGCGAACGCTTCGCGCACTGTAGTGCCGGGCTCGATAACAGTACCGAGGCCATGCCAAGCAGGACGGGAAAGGTAAGCACCATTTTCGACGTTAGCAGTCATAGTAGTTTTCTCTAGTTGTCAGAGATGGGTAAGCGCCAGCAGTTAACCGGGCCAGCGATCCGGTGTACGGACGGTAGGTAAGATAACCTACCGACAGGGAGAGTCAAGTGTGCTTCCCTGATTTTATATCAGTCGAGTAGGGCAACGGACCAGAAGCCGAAGTCGGAACCATCGCCGGGGTGCGCACCGAAGTAGTAACCCTCCGGAGCCAAGACTTCGAGGTCGTCCATGAGACTGTTGATCTCCTCAACCCAACAGTCTTCGGGAACATCGGACAGTCTCTCACTGTACCCTTGCACCTTGTCCGGAGACAGCATCTCCAGTACGGAACGGAACAAGGGATACAAGTGCTCGGTGTTAAGGGTCCCACCGATGAGGGTGCGGTTACACAGTTCGTTGATTCGTATCGTCATATCAGTAGCCTTTGAAGTAGTCGCGGATAAGTCGGTAAGGTTTGGTGATTTGATACCACGCAGTGTGATACCAACGTTGGGCAGTAGCATCTAGCACTAGCTTATGTACTGCATTGACTAGAGTTACTAGTTGATCGTGCCGTTTAAGTTGCTCGTTAAGTTTACGGTTAAGTTCATCGAGTCTATCAGGTGCGTCGAGAACTTCAGTAACCATATGAGTCTCTAGGTAGTTATCAACAGCATCTGTAATGCTGTCTTTGATATCGGCATACCGTACTAGATCAGCGGCAATATCATCAGAGTCTGGTAGGTATTCCGTTAGATCCCAAGTAGATAGCTCGCTACTAACTACCTCTTCGAAGCAGTAGTCATTAATGCTACGCTCTACAGACTCATCTAGTTTATCGGATACAACAGAGTTGATGATTTCTAGTAGTTGATCCGACCCGATGTTGTCAGTTTCGATAGTGATTTTGTTAGTCATTTGATTACTCTTCAAGTGCAAGGGTTACAGCTTTGTCGAAGTCACTACGGAAGATGCGCTGCATCTTAGAGCGTGTCTCTCTAAGCAAGTTGTAAGTATCAACCGCATCGGCGGGGTGCATATCGCAACCCATATCATCGCACCATTCTCTAAAGGTTAGCTCTGGATCTATGCTAGCGTCTAGCAGTAGCGAGCAGACTAGATCTTTAGTGCTCGGCTTATACTTAAGGCGTTCTCGTTCTAGTACGCCTACATTGTAGACCGTTGGGCTCATACCATACTTGTAACTAGGCAGATGCCCAAAGCCTACACTGTAGTTGCCAGTGATACCGCCGTGGTCTGCCGATAGTGTATAGGCAAAGTGCATTGGACGGCTATAGTGGTGACCATCATATTTGCATAGGCCGTCACTACGCTCTTCGATAAGCGTAACACCTGATGTAATACCATAGCGGTCGATAAGAGTTTCGAGTGTGTTTGTGTCAGTCATTAGACAATCTCGTCGAGTAGATCCCAGACTTTTAGTTTCAGTTTATCGGACATGCAAGTACCAGCAGCCTCGCCTAGTTCTTGCCATTCGAAGTGGAAGTCCCATACCATTGAATTGGTAAACTTGTAGACAAGCTTATCGCCTACCCACTCTTCAGTGTCAGGTAGTTTGGGTGCGTAACCTCTTTCAGTAAAGAAGTCCCAGGAGTTGTATTCGTCTTGCGTTAGAGTTAGTTTGTACACTTTGCTAGGTAGGTAGAAGAAGCCGTCCATTAGTTAATCTCTTTTTCTTTAAGTAGCCTATCGCACTCGTTCAAGTAGTTACACAGCATATTCTCAGCCCTACGGTAATGAGGTAGTGCTTTCGCTGCCTCTTTCTGCCAGTCGGTAACTTGGCGCGACGCCCAATCATAAGTACTTTCCCATTCGTTACACGTTTGTTGCAGTTGGTCAATCTTAGCTTGTTGCTCTTTAGTGTACTTGTTGTAGTTAGGCATCAGATGAAGAACGTTAGGGAGAGGAGCAAGGCGATCACAATGAGGTCACCGATGAAGTCTTTAGTATTGTCAGTCATTCCAAATTACGTCCCGGATAAGGCATCCCTTAGAGTCTACGCCCGGTTGCATACCATCAAGGCAGCGTTGCAGCCTACGCACTAGGAACTCAATATCCTTAGTGAATAGTGTAAGGGAGCCGAATTGATCCTGTTTGCCGGGATCTTTAGTAACCCATTCGAGGGTAAGGCAATCAGAATACTTACCGTAAGCCTTGTTGATTCGGACGTTGTTAACGCTGTGGAGGTTGATATCCATTGTAGTTAGGTTTGGCTAAGTGTTAGTGTTATCAGGCAGGGATGAACTCGTAGTCGTGGTTACCGTACGAGATAACCTTACCGTGTACCGCTAGATCGCCGCGGACTAGACTAGGCTTTACGCTTTTGCGATGCGTACCACTACCGACTCGGATATAGCCGTCGTTAGTGAACTTGAAAGTCTTCCATTTGAAGACGATACCATACTCGTCCAACAAAGCGACTCGACCGCGAAGAATGCCGTCTGCAATCGTTTGGCTGTGTGCAGTGGTAGTCACACCGTTACGTACTTGTAGTGCCATAGTAAGCTCCTTTTGTTATGCGTTAGTGAATCAGTCGCAGTAGGCCATACCGATGGAATAGATGCGCGAGCCATCGTTATAGGTATACATCTTGCCCATGATGTTAAGATCAGTGCGCTCAGTCCACGCAGCATCCATATCATGAGCAAAGTCAGGGATGCTAATGGGTTGGCAAGGCTTATTCCAATCTGCGTCAACGTAGATGGGAGAGGATTCTACCATACCCATAAAAGCCTGCACCGTATGCATAAAGTGCTCCTTATAGCACTCGTCCGCAGTATCGCATTCGAGCACTTGTCCCGTAGTACTATCCAACACAATACGCCAAGCGTAAGAGGGAAGGCTAGTAAGTTGGTACTGTTCTTGGTAAGTCTGCATAATTTTCTCTAGTTTTGTTGTTAGCTTTGTATGAACCCCAAAGCGATAGGGTGAAGTCCGGTTGCCAGTCCCAATCGACCCGATAGTTTGGAAGGCTATCGTTAGGCTTTAGACTGTCGCAAGGGGTTACCACTCCCGCGACTCGCTGACCGTTAGCAGCGACACTAGTTTATTCGGTAGGCTTACCCAGCCGCCGTCACTAGTAACATCAGGCCCCAAAAAAGGTTGTTCGATAGTAGTTAGGCAGTACTAACTACTAACAGGCTTTCGAGTTGTTAATGAAACAAGTAGCCCTATTGCTACTTGCCATCCAATCGGGTTACTTGCGAAACCTTAGGGGTAAACCCCTAGGCCAGATCTGCCGCGAATGGATGCGGGTATTCCCTTATCCGCCAGTGCCTCGGCCTAGCGGGACCCCAACGTCGGCAACTAGGGGTAAACCCCTATCTGGCCTCGGCTGGCATGTGGGTCCACCGATGGCGCGACGTAGGCGCTGGCGGTCGCGATATCGCATCGCTACGTCGCGCCGTTCCCGCCAGCCGAGGATGCCGGGAGCGTCGCTTGCCAGCGCCTCGGTAGCCGAGGCACGTGGACCCGCCAGCCGAGGCGCTGGCCTCGGTCGCGGGACAGGAACAGGAAGAGAAAGAGCCGGGACGCCACGAGGGCAGCCCCACCCTTAGCGGAATGAAAGAAGGGAAACGCGCGCGATGGGCGTCGTAAACCCTTGTCAAATAAGGACTTATGTCGCCTCTCCCCCGATGTGCGAATAGCAGTACCCGATCCGCCATGCCGTCATAAGTCGTTACGGGACAAGGGTTTACGAGTGCAAATTTTCGTATAAGTACGTTCCCCTAAGTGTTTTCAGCCTACGCCACTAGGTAGATACCCTGAGGAATGCCGTAAGTCCTTGCACTGTAACGACTTACGGCGACACTCCGACCCCTAGGTGATGGGCCTAGTACCTATACAGAGTAGGGAGAACCCTAGTGTCAGGGTAGGGTTAGTACGTATAGAGATAGGGGAAGAACAATCGGGTCACGTAGGGAAAGCCCTAGGTCGAAAAGGGTAAGCACCAAAGATGCCGATCGGGCACTGGATACTGGCGGATCGGGACCCAAACAGAACCCAAACAGACCAGGGTCAGTACCTAACATCACCCGAACAGCTACCTATCATTGCCCTAACGAGGCAAGCTAAGCCCTTGTCCCGTAAGTACTTACGGCGATTCAGCACCACCACGACCAGGGAGGGGTAGGGTAAACACTGTTAACCTACCGGGTTTATAGGTATATGACCGCGGGAAAACCCTGCCCCCCTTGGGGGGCAGCGCCGTCGCTATAACGTTTTTATAGGGCTCACATTTTTGGCCCAAACATTTCACCGCTTCTTCGCCGTCTTCTTCTTAGCCTTGAACTGATCCGTTCGGGTCATCTTACCGCTCATGGGCTTTTTCTTGCTCATCTTCTTCTTACCGTAGTGGCCGGGCATAGCTACTTCTCCTAACTGTAGAAATCCTAACAAATGACTACCACTTGGCCTTATTGGCCCAGTAGGCGGCAGACATCTTACCTTTCGCGATGTTCTTAGCGTGGCGGGCCTTGAAAGCCTTGTTGCGCTTAGAGCCATCAGGAGAACCAGAGACACCTTGCTGACCGAACCGGATCATTTTAACAGTGCTGCCCTGCTTGGCAAGAACTGCGTGCGACTTTTTCGGGTGCCCTGGAGTTCGCTTCGGCTTGTTATAGCCAGAAAACTTCTCTCCTCTATAGTTAAT